GTGCGGCCACTGCCTTGCCGTCAGCCACATTGGCTGCCGATTGCGCTGCGTTAGCAAGGCTTTGTGCCGTCAATGCTTTGCTGTCAGCCGCGACCGCCTTGCCGTCTGCTGTTGCCGCCGCGCCTATTGCTGTGTCTGCTGTTGCCTTTGTCGCCGCAAGCCCGGTGCTTGGATCGTTCACAACAGCAGTCAGGCCGTTGATTGATGTCGTCAGTGCACTGTCAGCCGATGCGCGAGCCGTCTGCTCTGAAATAAATCCAGCGGCTGTTGATGCGGTCAGTGCTGTCAGCTGCAGTGAGGCTGTCGCAATCGCTGCGCCGGTTTCATCAATCCGCGCCCCGATCTGGTTATTTGCGTTGGCGAACTCACTGACAAGCGCATCTTTGTTATCAGCCAGCAGCGCCAGAACCTGCGCCAAAGTCTGATTTGTCAGATCAATGTCAATCGCTTGTGTAACAGCCGATACATTGCTGATGATGCTGCCAAACGCAGAAAGCGTGGTTTCTGCGGTGGTTATCCGGGCATTGGCTGTGTCAAGTGCAGTCTGTGTCGCTCGCGTTACGATTGCAGCTTCTGCTGCCGTCATGTCAGTGCGCAGGCTTACAACTTCAGCCTCAATGGGTGTAAATGTAGCCGTCTGGACATAATTCGAAAGGCTGGCTTCCAAAGCGTCGAGTTCAATTCCGACGTTTGCAATTTGGGTGATCAGGCCATCAAAGTTGCCCCCAACAACTGTGTTGGCAACCAGTGTGATCCGAGCGTCCAAGGCATTGAGCGACACAGAAACGTCGTTAAAACGAGTGGTTGTGTCTGTTGTCAGTCTGGACAGCGCATAAATTCGCGCCCGTCCCTCCTCACTGTTAATTTCTAGGCCAGCCTCGATGTTGGCTGCACGCAATTGCTCAAAGCGTGCCTGCACAGTTGCCAGCGTTTCCGACAACTGGTCAATCTCGCGTCGGATATTTGACAGGATCGGCTCTGCAGACCGCGCCCGAACAATTTCCGAAGGATCAAGTGCCAACCGGAAATCATCAAGCGCCTGCTGCATTCCTGGGATCGTGCCCGGTCCAACGCCGTTAACTCGGTTCTGCAGCTCATTCGAAAGGCTGGCTATGTCAATTGATCCCAAGCCATAAGTCGGGATGGTCGCAAGCGATACGTATGAGGTCCATGTAGAAATGCGAGGCGGAACAGTTACGATGGTTGCGCGATATTCGTAACTTGCGCCTGTGGGCGGCTGATCAATTACAAAAACGCCATCGTAAGGGCTATCATCTCGAACGCGGGTTGCATTTGTGCCGCCAACAGGCCGATATTCGATGATAACAGCAGTGATCCGCGTATCGGTAATCGCTGTCCATGTTGCTCGAACAACAGAGCGATCTGCCAGAACATCAGCCTGAACTGCAAACCCTGACACTGTGCTGGCAAGTGCCGGTTCAGCCGGTGAAGTTGGAGGCGGAATATACGGCCTCTCGTCGGCAGCTGTCCACGAATAAATTTCGTTCCCGACTTCCTGCAGACCCAGCGTCACTGTGTCGTCGGCATTGAGATCACGCGACATGACCCGGTAGGTGCGGTTCGTGCCGAATGTATTGCTGTTCCATGTGATCCAGTCTCCAGCCTCAAGCCAGAGATTGTGGAAGCCCAGCTGTAATGTGGCTGTAGCCTCACGTCGCGTTTCGCGGCGGCGAATGCGCGCCACACGCTGCGCCTGTGTAACGGACTGGACTGTTGCCAGATCAAACGACACAGCAAGCCGCTCGCCATCATAGGTCAGATCGCCTGCACTGCGTTCGGGCGGATAGCTGTTAGCCTGCCAGCCCGCATTAGGATCAGTAAACTGCCCATAGACTTCGTTGATGCGGTTCAACCGGCTTTTGCTGGCACTCCATTCCACACCACGATCAAAGATAACATCGTTGTCTGTGATTGTCGCAACAGGAACCTGCGCCGCACCTGCCAAAACGCCGAACATTCCGCCGCGCTCTACGAGGTATCCTGCCATGGCCTGAACCAATGGCGCAATTTGCGTCCTGTGGTCCGCATCGGTTGCGGCAATCACATGAGCAGATCGGTAGCGTGGCTCAGTTCCACCGGAATCCAAAGTCACAGTTTCATCGCATATGTTGGCTGCTGTGATAAACAAACTTGTCATCACATCATAGACAGGGGCCTGCACCCCAAGGAAGGATTGCCCTTCTGACTGGATTCCGACAATATAATTGTAAATGTGGACAGCCGGATTGTCTGTTGTTTGCCAAGTTGTTGGATCTGTTATTCGATGCGCACCAGAGCCACCCGCTGTGCTGTCCTTGCGCGGATCGTAACAACGATAGCCTTCGAACTCAAACAGCATTTCAGGGATGGCGTCAAAATTGCCGGAATCGCGCCACAAGCTGACCACGACATAAGCCTGACCGGCAAAACGATCCGCAGATGTTAGGGTTCCTGGCTTGGACCCAGACGCTGCGCTGTTGGTTACGAGACCTGAATGAGCCGCTTGTGTTGGTCTGCCGTCGAAATATTGGACAATAAAAAACGGATCACCAGATGGGCCACCAGCACCAAAACCTGTAACACCGAGGCGCTGCTGTTCGCCGTGCGTGGCCGTCAACGAAATCAATCCGGTGGCCTTTCCGCCGCCCGCAGCGCCGCCAGAGCCGATGGTGACAGTTGTGTCGTTGACACGAATCCGAGTGATCGGCCCGCACCAGCCATCGGACAGAATGTAAACCATTTGCAACGCAGCGTTGCCCGGCCCGTAAGTGTGGCCGTAAACAAACTGCCCCTTGACCGCATTGCGACCCATGACAACTTGGCGCGGTATGTCTCCACCAATCTGGACTTCCGATTGGATCGCACCCGGACGAGCAATGCTGTCGGCGCGTCTTGGTGAGAGTGCGCCAGCTACAGCCTGCAGGCCGACAGCAAGACCGACCTGCAACAGAGCCTTGCCGACAGAAAAGCCCGCAACTGTAAACCCGCCAATGGCTGCAAAAGTGCCACCGACTGCAGTTCCGATGGCAGTTGCTGCACCGACAATGGCTGAAACAATGGGCATGGCGCTACTCGACAGCCAAAATTAGACGAGCATCGCAAAGCGGTCGGCGCTGGAATTTATGGCCCACACGCACCAACACCATCCCATCCATAACGACACCGAGTGTGTCGTGCGCCTGTGTGTCGGCTGCTAGGATGGCTAAGTCGCCGCGTTGGGCATAGCCTGCCTCACGCTCCGGGAACAGTGCCGCCATTGCATCACCCAGCCGGTCAAACCCGCGCTTCCTAAGTGCCTTCACTGCGCCAGAATCCGTAGTGTAAAACACACCAGGATAAGGGTGCTCGCCTGTAAGAGCCTCGACAGTTCGGCAAGCCATGACAAAGCAATCATGCTGGCCGGGTTCATAGTTCGCTGCCATTTCTTCTGCCAAAACCGTCAAAAGGCGATCTTCCCATCCATCGATGCGAGCCATCAAAACAGCCCCAAAAACTTCTTGCGCTTTTGGCGCTGTGGTCGCTCAGGAGCCGAACCCCAATCAATTTTGAAATCGGGCACAGTTGACGTAAACCGCATGGAGCCGTCGTTTGCATCAATCAAACGCTGGTCTGCATCAGACCGCATCCGGTAGCCAGATCGCGCAAGATCAATCAGAACATTTTCGGTGTGGCATTCCAAAACCGCTTGCTCGCCCTCTTGTATCTTGTGGACCATTGTATCAATTTTGCCGCGATAAATTAGCTCGGTCGATAGTTCGGCATAGGTCTCTGGATGCATATACCGGCGATAGACCGTCACGGGCCGACCGCGATATTGCACACTTTCAATGGTAGCGAGAACGGTTGGCGTCAAACCTGCGCGCGCATCGCCATTAAGGCGGATCACGAGTGGAACGGCAGAGCCGTCCATGCTTGAGCCAATTGTATCGATCTCAAACAGTGTGCCAGCGCCGGTGAAGGTGACGCCCGACCATTCAAAAGTGCCGATACCGGAAAAAAAGCCAATAAGGCCAGAAGGTGAAGGCAGATCGAAAAGCAGCATTTCAGTCCGGGAAATTGTTCCAGCTTGGAGCCTTGCCAGTGTGGCAGCATCAACAGAACGTGCCATTACGCCACCTTTTGCACGGCTGAGAAACTGATGCTGGACAAAAACCCATCCGCCACATCAACCGGCACAGAAGGGTCCAATATCATTTCACAAACTGGCCTATTGAGCCGCAGAACAGCGCCCGATCCAAACAGCCCAACGGCAGGGCGCGGCGTGATTTCAAGAACGATAACACCGCCAGCCGGTTGGGCATCTTCCAACACGCGATACAAACCAAATTTGCTGCTTTGCTCCAGTCCAACCAAATCTCCGGCACGAAGCCTCAATGCTGCGTTGGGCGCAGTTGCGCTGATCGTCGTCGCTGTCACTGCTGTGACTGCCAGCGAATTTGACCATGATCCCGACAGGATAGACCCACCAGGATGAGCAGCAGGCCAGCATTTTGTCGGCCAGTAAGCAAGAAAGCTGCGCGCCCCTGCAAGGCTGTCAAGCCATGCCTCCATAGGGCGGCGCTGGCTTTGTGTCAGTGGAATTGTCCGCCATTGGCCTGTCCATACAGGCGTCCCTGTTTCCATGACCTGCAAGCCAGCTGGAAGGTTCGCGGATGCAATGCGCCGACGAAGTCGCGGCTCCGTCGCATATCCAAGCACAGTCTCAAGAAGGCGTAAATCACGCGGATAAGTGATCGGCATTAGAGCGCACCTCTCATGCGACCTTGCTTGACGGTCTGCATTACAATGCCGGGGATTTGCGAGCGGAGTGCCGCAACGGCATCCATCGTAGCGCCGCGCGCATCAATTGACAGGTTGAGGTTGACGGGCGCAGCCTGTCCCTCGCCAGCGCGACGCATTTGTGATGCGTTCAAGATCCGACCGTTCTGGCTGGGCACGAAAGTTTCGCTTCCGTTTTCGCCAACTGTGTAAGGCTGACCACCCATGACGCGCCCGCCAAGCGAGCGTCCCGGCGCAAAGCCGGAGAACAGCGCGCCGATTATCCCGCCGCTGCCTTTCGTGCCAAAGATGCTGGCAAGTGGACCCTCCCCAAGCAGCGCAGCCTGAAGCGCGGTGTCAGCCAGTTTTTTGATTAACCGGGACAGTGCTTCCTCGGCGTTCTTGCCGCCACTGACCACGTCTGAAAAGAAAGACGAGATGTTGGTGCCGATGAACTTCTGCAGCTCGTTGAAAGCGGCCTGCTCGTCCTTCATGGACTTCAGCCGCGCCTCGGTCTCGGTAAAGGCTGTGGCCAGCTCGCCTATCTTGAGGCGCTGGGCTTCGGATGCGACAACTCCATCCTTCTGAAGTGCGTTGAGCAATTCCTGCTCGATCTTGGCCTTGCTAATAGCTTGTGCGGATAGCCCGAAAGTTGCGATGTCAAGCCTGAGTGCTTCTGTGCGCTTGTTCAGTGCCGCAACCTCGCGATCATAATCAGAAATGCGCTTGGCCGCGCCGCCACCACCTTCGTCGTCGTCGGCCTCTTTCCGAAAGCGCGGATCGCTTGTGTTGAGGCGCGGCGGCGGCGCTGGAAGATTGCTTAAAGCTCTGCCACGCCGAGCCTCGCGTGCTGCTTCAGAAGCAGAAGGATTGTCGAAGCGGCCAGCATTAAATCCGGGCGGTGTAGTGTCCGCAGCAGGAATGCGATTTTGCAATCCTTCAAACGCAAGCGGGTTTGCCGCAATTTGGGCCAGCGCAAGAATTTGCAGAAGGCGCGGACCGCGCATAATGATATTGTCAGCAGCCTTAACGTAGTTCTGGAATTGCTTGATCAGTCCGGGTATTGCTGTCGCACCAGCATCAGCTGCGGTAGCAATGTCGTTTAGCCGGTCGGCCACGGACTGCGACAAGCCCGTCGCATTGTTCATTTCGCCGGCCAGTCTTTCCAGCGAATTGCGCAGTCGATTTATAGCCTGCGAAGTTGTGCCGTCAGCCCTTCGCGAAAGGTCATCCAGCGCAGGAGCGCCTCGTTTAATTGCCTCAAAAAACAAGCGTGAGGAAATTTCGCCCTCTGTGACAAGCTGGCGTAGCTTGCCGACTGATCCGCCAGCTTCCTCAATCTGCGTTGCAGCAGCCTGCAAAACTGGACGCAAACCACCTTCAAGCATTTGGTTAAATTCTTCAGCCCGCAGGGTGCCGCCCGAAAGCGCCTGCGACAGACCAAGAATTGCACCGGACGCTTGACTTGCCGGCACACCGGAAACCCGCAGCGCAGCGCCGGTGGCGTCCACCACCTGCAAGATGTCTTGCGACGAGACCTTGAGATCACCCTGTGCCTGCGAAAGCTGGCCATAGAGCCGCGAAAGTTGCTCAATCGGCGCGCCCTGCTTCTGGGCAATGGAGAAAAGATCCTGATAGACCTTGGTTAGCTCTGCGCCCTCAAGGCCAGCCACCTTTAATGCGTTTTGAGTGCGCGTGAAGGCATCAGTAGCAGCAAGAATTGAAGAGACAGAAAGCGCGCCAGCAATAGCCGCACCAAGCGGGCCAAGTGCCCCACGCAACCCAGCAGCCGACGCGCCTATATCATCAAAACCGCGCGTCAGCTTTTTGTTGGTGCGCTCAAAATCCTTCCCGATTTCGTCCGTGGCGCGGGCTGCATCACGGCGAGCGCGGGCCATGTCGCGCTCGAACTTGGTCGTCTGGACCTCGATCCGCGCGAGAAGGGTTTCAATGTCTGTCGCCACAATCAGTCCTCAAGCATCTTTTCAGCAGCAGCGAACTCTTCGTCCGTCATCAGAACAGACTTGCGATCCTCATCGCTGGCATTCGCCGCAATGAAGCCTTCCGCCGCCGCCGCCCATTGCCAAGGCGACAACTCATTCACCTGGACAGGCGTAAAGCCCATCACAGTGGCGGCTCCATAAAGCCCGGCGAAGTCGATCCGTCCGTTGGGGAGGGGTCGGGAGCCTTCTTCTCGCCGGGCACGTCTTTTCCCGGCCATTCCTCGCCCTCGACACCGAACAGTGCCGCCGACAGGATGACACGAGCGGGGATGACGCTTTCGATCAGTGGTCTGTCCTTGACGTAGCGCTGGACCAGTCGCGATGCTGCAACGGGTTCGGTTCCGCCACCGATCAGCCCCAGACGGATGGTTTCAGCCAGATCCTCGACCTTCCACGAGCCGTCGATAATGCGCGTCAGCAAGAATTGCGGGCCGCAGCCGGTTTTCTCTTGAAGTTCCGCAATCTGGCCATAGGGGAGGCGGAATGTGTATTCCGCATCCCCCCATTCAAACGTCACCCGTGCGTCACGGCTCATTAGACAGCGGCCACGCTTGTGATGGTGATCGCGCCGTCGCTTTCGCCCTCAACCGAGATTTCCCAACGGTTGCCACGCTCGCCCTGAATGGCGTGCTGAATGTGGAACGCGCCAGCATAGCGGCGATTTGGAAGCGGACCGGTTGCGCCCATCCCGCCGATTGTAATGCGGGTTGCCGTGGACAGGCCCGACAGTGTTGCGGCCTCGATCAGCGGCAGTGCGTCCTTGGCCATGACGCCAGAGCAGGAGAAAGAACCAGACTGGCTGACGACATCGCGAGCCACCCAAGCGGGCGCGTCGGGATTGTCGCAATCAGGAACAGTCGTGTCGTTCAATTCCTTTTCGATGCTGATTTCGATGGAATTAAACCCGCACAGCTTCGTGAAAACATTGGGAGCAGTTTGAATTTCAATAAAGCCCGCACCGAAGCGGGCTGTGACGGGCGCAGCCATGGTAGGTTTTCCTTATTTGGTGCTTCTCGCAATCCGTGCGAGGCGGATCAGGCTTTGTCGATCAAGGCCCGGAATGTCAAAACAGCATGAGAAGTGATGCCATCAGGATCACCAACCATGCGAGTGTCTCGGTGCATGTGCTCAACGCAACGAAAGCCGGAAGAAGTCAAATTAGGCAACCACTCATGCAATGCGGTTCGGGTTGTGGCTGCAATCTGACGAGCCTCAACCGCGCCAACTGAACGCGACCAGATGTGCAGTGTTAGTGTGCATTCTGTCCCGTCGATGCACTCAGCGCCATCTTCGACAGTCTGGATGTCGCCAATTTGCAGGAATGGAAACACGACATTTTGCGGCGCACGATCATAAACCCGGTTCGACACTGCCGGAACCTGAGATTTAAGACGCGCCACATACGCGGCCTGAAGCGGTGCGGCTGGATCACTCATGATTGAGCAGCGTCCTTTAATGCCTTGCGGCCAGCGCGGCGAATGCGTGCCAGTGTCTTGCGGCGATTAACCCTGACTGCCGGGTAGAAGAAAGGTTGAGCGGTAAATCCAGGATGCGTTGCGCCAGCGAACTTGCCACCAATCTCATACGGGCCAGATACTCCGTATTCGATGAAAGCTGCGTAGAAAGCCTTGGCGTCGCCCGCGTGAAGAATGACGGTAAGATCAGGATCGCCGTCGCCACCTGATCGCGTGCCGCGAACATTGGCATTCGCCGCGCGATATGCACCAAAGGTATAGCCAATCGAGTTACGCAGATCGCCGCTATCGACTGGCACAAGACGCTTTTGCATGGCGCTGATTTCTTCAGCACTCTTGCGCAAGGCTATTTTCATCCGCTCGCGAGGTAATCCCTGAATTGCTGCCATCTTCTTCAGGAATTTGTCCCGGTTCTTGAGGGTCATCAGCAAGAACTCCCAAAGCCCGAGCGCGTGCAACCTGATGCGACGGGATCGAACCGGACCAGCCAGCCGGGAAAAATCGGACTTGACGCGGGACAGGCCCATCATCACCGGGCAGCGTGCGGATTTCCGCCGCCGCCCGGAACGTAACGTGAGGCATCAGGAACCGATGATGATAATGTCGTAGCTGACAGACGTTCCCGATCCGCTGTTGGCAATGCGCAGAAGATCAGCAGTGCCAGCTGTGACAGCCCAGCCTGTGTTGCGGTTGGTTATCAGGAACTCGTCACCGGGAAGCAGGGTAACAGTATGAGCTGCTGCACCGAACGGGCCAAGAAAGCCGTTAGAAGCAGCAGGGCTAACGACGACGTTGTTCGTGTTGCCAGCAGCCGCACGGACCATGATGGCGCGGACAACCGTGAAGGTTATGGTGCCGCCGAACACAGCAGAAAGCACGCCGGCAAGGTCCAGATCGTCATTGGCCGACGCGGCAATAGTGCGCGTGTCAGCAAAAACGATGTTAGCCTGTCCGTTGCCGTTTCCAGGTGTAAACGCAGCCCGGTCGGAAAGCTCAAACGGCATTTGAGGTGAGCCGAGATCGTTAGACCCGAGCAAGGTGCCGCGAATGTTAACGTCGATGTTAGCAGAGACAGACATGGTTGATCCTCGTTAGGTTGTAAGGTTCAGTTAGGTTTATGCCGGTTGGCCCTTTTCAAATTGCAGCGCGCGGCATAGGTTGCGCCTTATGAAAAAACTCATCCTTGTTTTTGTGCTGGCAGCATCGCCGGTTGCGGCTTCCGAGCCGGTCACGGTCACGATTGAAACGATCCGAAACCAGCAGAGCGGCTGGGTTCGTGTCGTAACAAAACTTCAAAACAACACAGACAAAGACTTCCGGACGGTTTTCTTTCGATGCACTGCATTTCTTGGAGTGCGGGCCATTGCGTCGCAGCTTGGCACGAAGATAAACCTGAGAGGTAACAGAACCGGATACACTGAAACGCCAGTATCAGTGCCGGCGCGACCTGACAGCATGTCTTGCGTTTTTGAAAGCACGGCAGACTAAATCGCCACGCCCTGTTCCAGAATGAACTCGATGACGCTGCCGTCGATACTGGCGACAGGTGTTGATCGGATCTGACACACCATGCCGAAATAGCGTCCAGCAACGAACACGACACGATCCGCAGCGGAAATGCCCTTGCTGTCAGCAGACCGTCGCACACGCAGCACGCCGCGCATCGTGGCCTCTAACCGTCCAGCCTCAATGCGTTCGCGGCCCGTCTCAGGCTTGAACGATGCCCAGCAGGTAAAAAGCGGACTCCATGCAGCCGGCAAGGTGTTGCCATAGCCGTCATCCGCGCCAACAATCTGTCGCTCAAAACGGACACGCTGTTCCAGAACGCCAGAAGCAACCATCAAACACCCACCCTGCGATAAGGTGCCAACAGTGCGTCAACCGTCGCGCTCATGGGGATGGCATTCGCAACGCCGCCAACTGCTACGGTTTCTCGGTTGCGATACAAATCGCCAACAAGGAGCAATGCCGCCGCCTTGATGGCGTTAGGAACGTCGCTCAGGGCTGTTCCGTAAACCGCAGTCACTGCTACCGGCGAAACGCGGCTCGCCGTCTGTGGCCACGAAAAGCCCGGCGCGGCAGCAATAAACGCGCCCATGCCATCGAAGCCCAATTCATAGTTGCCGGCTGCAACCGTCTGGCTTGCGTCGGCTGCGTCTGTGTAGGTAACACTCATCACGCTGGCGACAGGCCAGAGTGGCAGCCGCAAATCGTCAAAGCCAGAATAATCAGCCCGCCATGTCTGCGTGACAAGAGCGCGCCCGAGCACACCAGAATAACCGTCCAGGTGCGAAGTCACAGCACTGATCAGGCTCGCAAGCAAGGTATCATCTTCCGAGTGATCCACGCGGCAATGCGCTTTGGCCTCGGCAGGCGTCAACAAAGGGGTAGCAGGGGCAACAGTGCGGATTGTATAAAGCATCGTTGCCCCTCAGTGTCAGGATAGCGTCAGTTGGAAACGTAATTCACGTCGCCAACTGTCGAGTGCTGCGAAACGGGCAGCGACATCGGCGTCAGAATGGCGATGATCTCGCCATAGGCAATGTTGGCAGTTGCCGAGGTGCGGACAGCCTGCACATAACGCTTCATCGGGTTGCGAAGCTCGGTCATGATGAGCTTGCCATTGATGTCGTCGTTGACAGCGCAGGTGAGCGTGGCTCCCGTGCCGGTGACTGCCGCCATGCCGGAATCGCTGTCCGCGTCGTTCTGCTCGATCGTGATCGTTGCAACGCCAGTCGCCACGCTGTCGGTGACAGTGCAAACAAACAAGACGCTTTCGTAGTTCGCCATGTCGATGCGGGTAGAGTTGTTGTCCGTGTTGCTCGCGTTGGCAATAGCCGCGCCGAGATAACGGACTTCAAGGTTGTCCTTGATGCCGTGCATGTGAAGTGCCTTTCATGAATGGAATGACGGGAAAGAATGGGGCAGGCACAATGCCTGCCCCATCAGGCTCAGGTGCCGAAACGAACGAACTTGACAGCCTCAAACGAGACTGCACCGCCGCCGACACGCTTCCTGAACAGGAACTTGACGTATGGGTAGGCGGTATAGGGATCACGCAGGAGCGAAAGGCCGATGCGGTCCACGATCTGATAGGCTTCGCGGAAGTCACCGAACGCCATGGACAGCGAGCCGGAGCCGAGTGCTGGCATGTCCTCGGCCTCGACAACACTAAAGCCGAGCAGGGCAGAAGGCTGGCCGGCAACGGCAGCGGGCTGCCAGATAAAGTTGCCTTGACCGTCCTTCAGCTTGCGAGCCTCACGCAACACCGAACGGGAGGTCATCCAGACCGCGTTGTTGCGATAGGCAGACTTCAGTGCGTAGATCGTGTTGATGAGATCATCAACCGGGTTCGTGTCGCCGGAGCGGGTGCGGAAAGCACCGGAAGCGCCGGTGTTGACATGCTCGAACGTGCCCCAAGCGCGGGATGCGTCAGCAGTCGCAGCAGTCGGATAAGTGGTGATGCCGCGTGGCTTTGCAGCACCATCGCCAACGACAAAGGCAGCGTTTTCGCCGCGTCCGATGCGGTCAGCAGACTTGCTTGCAAGCCAGCTTTCCAGATCAAGACGTGCATCTTCCAGCACCTTCTGGGTAGCAGTGACGTGGCTGACAGCCTCATGCACCTGGATGCTCCACTTGCCGATCTGGGCAGTGGTGTTTTCAGTGCGCGTGGCAGTTTCGCCAACCCATGCGAAGCCATTTTCTCCGAGATCGTTCATGCCTTCGATAGCATCGGTGCCGATGGACACAACCGATGCAACCTGACGCATTGGCGAAGTCTCATAGATGCGCTGCATGATGCGGCCCGTGGTGTCCGGGGTGACGAGATAACCGCCATCCGGATCGGAGCCGACAGACAGTGCCTTGAGATCGGCATTCGGTGCCTGCTTATTGCGAAGCGGGCCATTCGTGCCGTAAAGCGCAGCCTTGTAGGCGCGGAAATCCTCAATCGTCACGGCAGAGCCGGTCTGATCGCCGAAAGCCTTGGCAGCCTTCGTTTCCACGTCATCAGCGGGACCGCCAGTAAGAGAAAGGCGGTTGGCCTTGGCTTCCAGTTCATCCGCACGCTTGGCAGCAGACTTGAGATCGTCGGCAAGCTTGTCGAGGGTCGAGTTGACCTTCTCGAACTTGTCCTTGGTGACGACATCTTCGCCGGTCTTCT